TTTTATAAGTGAATTTTTAACCTGTACAAATAGGAATATTGAATTAATTGAATTGTCCGAAAATATAGGAACATCAAAAGCTATTAATTTAGCTTGGAAGAATAGAAAGCCAAATCAACATTGTATTAAAATAGATAATGATGTAGAGATAAGCAATTACGGATGGGTAGAAGAGTTGGAAGAAGCGATTAGTTTTGACCCAAAGATTGGGCAGATTGCTTTGAAGAGAAAAGACCTAATGGAAAATCCTTATCGCAATGACCAATTTAAATCTCATTTAAGAATGTTACCACATACTAATGGAGATAGATGGATAATAGTAGAAGATGTAGAAGGAGTAATGGGTACTTGTGTACTGCACAATTGGAGATTGATAGATAAGATAGGTGGGTTAATGCAGCCAACTCAATACGGCTTTGATGATACATTAATGAGTATTAGAACAAAGTTAGCAGGTTTTAAATGTTGCTTCCTTCCTCATATAGAGATAGACCATATTGATGAAGGTAAAAACGAATATATCAATTGGAAAAGGAAACACGCAACAGAACAAATGGATGCTTTTAATTACATGAAGCAAGGATTAATTAATGGAACAATAAATTTAAAATATGAGTTGTAAGGTTATTTCAGTAGTAGATGATAAAAATAGAGCCTATCATTTAGAAAAGTCACTGAAGCATTTTGGTTGGGATTATGAAATCATTCAAGCAAGTTGGAGAGGATTTGGAACTAAGCTAAATACTTTGAACGCTTATCTGCATGAGAATCCAAAAATAGATAAGTTTATTTTCGTTGATGGTTATGATACTTTCTTTTTAGGAAATGAAGAAGAGTTCATGAGTAAGATTAAATCACCAAGTCTAATAAGCACAGAGATTAATTGTTGGCCGGATATTGCAAGAGAAGGGGATTATCCTTCAACAAAACATAAGTTCAAATATTGCAACTCAGGAACATACTTTATGCAATCAGAATTGTTTAAAATGTTAATGGAAAGAGAACCAATCCAAGATGATGCAGATGACCAAAGATGGATGACTGACCAAGTAATTAAAAGAGGATTAAGTTTAGATTATGATAGGCAATGCTTTCAAACGCTTTGCGGAATATTAAAAGATGAAGATTATATATTGTTAGAAAATAGAATGCTAACTAATGTTGGAACAAGACCTATAATCATTCATGGCAATGGAAAAGCGAATATGGAATTCATCTATGATTTAATTTAAAATGAAAATAAAATTTAATAATACTCAAGAATGGAATAGAGCAATCCATGAAGAGTTTTGCAATAAAACAAATGAGGTACTTCAATTAAAAGAGTTGAGGGATTTTATAGAAACAAATGCATTTGGATTTGGTGAAAGGTCATTCTATTGGATGTGGAAACTTATAGTAGATGAGTTGCCAGATAACTTTACATTTTTAGAGATAGGAGTATTCAGAGGACAAACATTAGCTTTAATTAAACTACTTGCAAAGTTAGCAGGAAAGAAATGTACAGTATATGGAGTTACTCCTTTAGATTCTACAGATGGACATTGGGAAAGTGATTATGCTGCAGATATTAAATTATTACATAGTAAATTTAAACTTGCTCAACCTAAAATAATCAAAGGACTAAGCACCGATGAAAATATAATTAAACTTACTAATAATAAATACAACATAGTATATATAGATGGTGGGCATGAGTATGAAATAATCAAATCAGACTTAAAAAACTATCCTCAAATGGCAACTGATTACTTAGTAATAGATGACTGCGCTAATAAATTTCAAATACCATTTGGGATGTTTGCAGGAATAGAATCTGTAAGTAATGCAGTAGATGAATTTTTACCACCTTATACAAATAATGAAAGTTTTATATATTTAGGTAATATAGTACATAATAGAATTTGGAGGACAAAATAATGGCAAGACCACACGGAACAAAAAACATAGAAACACCTGAAAAAATGTGGGAATACTTTGAAGCGTATAGAGAACACACTAAATCAAGACCTATATTAGTTCAAGACTTCGTAGGTAAAGATGGTGATGAGGTAAATAGAAAAAAAGAAAGACCTCTTACTATAGATGGATTTGAATGTTGGTGTTATGATAATGGGATAATAAACGATTTAAGCCAATATTTTGCAAACACCGAACAAAGATACTCAGATTATGTAACTATCTGTTCACGCATACGAAAAGCAGTAAGAACAGACCAAATAGAAGGAGGTATGTCTGGCATCTATAATCCAAGTATAACACAACGATTAAATTCATTAACAGACAAAAGTGAATTGGTGGTAAAAGAAATGCCATTATTTCCTGATGAGCTATGAGTTTTAAACGAACAACTGCGATAAATAAGATACTTAAGTTAACTGCAAGAAAAAAAGTAATTCAAGGTGGAACAAGTGCAGGTAAGACCTTTGGGATTATTCCTGTATTAATTGACAAAGCTTGTAAGACTCCACACTTAGAAATAAGTATAGTATCTGAAACTATTCCACACTTAAGAAGAGGGGCTATGAAAGACTTCTTAAAAGTAATGGAATGGACAGGAAGATTTATTGATGCAAATTGGAATAGGTCATTATTAACTTATAAATTTCACAATGGTTCATACATAGAATTCTTTTCAGCAGAACAAGAGAGCAAACTAAGAGGTGCAAGAAGGCACATACTATACATTAATGAGGCTAATAACATCTCATTTGAATCATATTATCAATTAGCTATAAGGACAAGTCAAGATATATACTTAGACTTTAACCCAACTAATGAATTCTGGGCGCATACGGAAGTGCTGAATGAACCCGATGCTCAACACTTAATACTTACATATAAAGATAACGAAGCATTACCACAGACAATTATAAATGATATTGAGTACGCTAAAGTAAAGGCTGAATCATCTAACTATTGGGCAAATTGGTGGAAGGTATATGGATTAGGCGAGATAGGTTCATTGCAAGGAGTAGTGTTTGATAATTGGCAGCAGGTAGATTCAATACCGGTTGATGCTAAACTTATATCTTATGGTATGGACTTTGGATTTACTAATGACCCTACAACTTTGATTGGAGTTTGGAAATCAGAAGGCAAGATATGGGTTGATGAATTGTTGTATAGAACTAACATGACCAACAATGATATAGGAAACTTCTTAAAGTCAATTCAATTTGATAGGAAAGAACTCATCTGTGATAGTGCAGAACCTAAATCAATAGAAGAATTAAGAAGACAGGGATTCAATGTCCAACCTGCAGTTAAAGGAGCAGACTCAATCAACATAGGGATAGATATTTTAAAGCGTTATGAACTATGCGTAACCAAGAGTAGCACCAATTTAATAAAGGAACTAAGAGCATATCAATGGGAAACTGATAGAGAAGGAAAACTAACAGGAAAACCAATTGATACAATGAATCATTTGATTGACCCATTGAGATATGTAGGTCTTTTAAGGCTCAATAATAGACCGAGTGGCAAATATCAGACCACACGCATTTAGCAAATTCAAACTTAACTTATATATTAAAAGATGATTGACAATTACGACCAATTAACTATTAAACAATTCTTGCAATGCAAAATGATTGCTGATTTAGAACCTGATTTGGTTTTGAGGAACATGAAATTGTATTCAGAAATTAGTGGTATGCCATTAGATGAAGTAGAGGCTTTGCCATTTAATATTTTATTTGAAAAATTAAAAGGATTAAATGAGATTGAAGTAATTCCACAGGATGGAAAGGTAAAGATGAGATTCAAATTAGGAGGAAAGAAGTGGGCAGTAAAATGGAGGCAACAAGATTTGACCGGTGAGCAATACATTGATGCAACTCACTTTTGTAAAGACCAAAAGAATATAGTTAATAACATTCACAACATACTTGCTTCAATAACCAATGAAAGAACTTGGTTAAAAGAATTACCATACGATGGAAATAGTCATAAAGAAAGAGCAGACCTTTTCTTTAATGAAATGAAGATGAAAGATGCCTATCCTATCATGGTTTTTTTTTGCAAGTACTATCAGATGTTAACCGACAATATGCTAACTTATTTGGTGGAGAAGTCGGGGCAGACTCTGAAGGAAGTGGAGGAACATTTTACCAAAAATGGGGTTGGATTGCCACAATAAACGATATAACAAATAACGATAGAACAAAGTGGGATTACTTATTTAAGATGAATGTAATTGAGTTATTGAATACAGTTTCATTTTACAAAGATAAGAACGAACACGATAGACAATTAATAGAAAGAGCAAAAAGTAATGGCAGTTAATGAGGCAAAGTTAAGAGCAATAGGTCAGAAATTTGGTGAGTCATTAAGTGATTTCACTCAAGCATCTGAAAACATTCTTGAACAAGTGCTGATGGATTACTGCAATACTGGAGTAGAGTTAATGCGTAAAGAGATACGCAAGAAAGCAAGAACAAAAGGAGCAAGTACATTGGCTCAAGCAATTATTAATAAACCTGCTAAAACAACTGCTGATTCTATTATCGTTCCAACTGTAAGTCAAGTTACCTATTATGATTATGTAGACAAAGGAGTAAAGGGTGTTTATAATAAATCTAAAGCACCTCAATCTAAGTATAAGTTTAAAAACCTATATACTCCTCCTAAGATGGTTGAATCTTTTAAAGAGTACATTGCAAGAACAGGTTCAAAATCTATGAAAGGCAAATCTTTAATTCGTAAGAATAAAAAGAAACAAGCAAACATAATAGATGAGGCTGCAAAGCAAATGGCAGTAGCAACTAAGATTGGAGGTATTAAACCTATGAACTATATAGAGAAGGCTAACAATCCAAAGAGAACAAAAGAACTAAGTACGGCAATCAGAATAGCGTTAGGTCAAGGTATTAAATTTTCAATAAAAAAATTATGAGTATAAATGTAATCAGCAGTGCAAACACAAATCAACCTGCATACAATCAGATGATTTTTAATGTCAGCAGCACAAACGCAGGACAGACTAACTTTAATTTCTTAGCTGATGTTTATGTTAGTGGAATTTTAGTTTCAAGATTAACATTCCCAAAACAACCGGGAGTGAATACAATCAAGATTGACATAAGTCCTGTGATGAAGAACTACATTACCTATGATATTGAAAATGTTTATTCAACTATATGGGCATCTAATTTAAATTCAAAGTCTGCATACTATGTTCAGTTCGGTGAAGTCTATGGCAGTACACCAACTATCTATGCTAACTTAACTCGTAATCCAACAAGCGGAAGCAAGTATGCTTATAATTCTATATTTGACTTTGAAGAATTTACTCCTACAGTTTTACAGAACTATACAGTTGATACAATTGGCTTCTTGCAAAATAATCCCGAAAATATAACTATTAAAAATGGTCAAGATGTTTTCTTGAGTTACTATGACCCAAATCAGATTGTAGAGGAAATGTATTTAACCACTACAGGTGCTGCTCCTATTATTATTGGAACTTCAAGTACAGGAACTGACTATGGATTTAACTTAGGAATCAAATGGTCAAATCTTTCTTCTATTGCATCTCAAATATTAGTGAATGGGTTCTATGATATAAGTCTTTATGATATAGGAGGTGACCCAATAACCACTACAAGAGTAACAGTTGAATCATGCTTTGATAAATATGATATCTATCGCCTTATGTGGTTAAATAATATGGGAGGTTGGGAGT